AAAAAGCTCGGAACCTGGTTTGCAATTTCAATCCATCCGGCTTCTTGCGCTGACCACCAGTCAGGTAAGGCATAGTAGTCGTTATTTGAAAAATAATTACGAATACGAGGAAATGCAATTGGTTTCGTTATTTTTTTTTCTTTATACATCCTCATTCGTAAATCTTGAAGCGGATCCATTTCATCAAGTACATCGTAAACAGCAGCCGTGTTATCCGGTGTTGAAGCATATTCAAAATTTCCAAAAACAACAATTTTTTTCTTGTCTTCTGAAATTCTGCAATGTCTTGCATTTATGGCATCGATACGTAAAATTTTTGTCCCTTCGATGTTTGGAACCAATAAAGGAAAACAATTCCCTAACTTGATAAGATCGCGGAATGAACCGAGTAAAAAATTACGGAAAGAATATCCCCTTAAAAACTCCAGTAATTCAGCATCGTTGACAACTTCGATTTTCTCATTGAGTTTTTCATCAAATCCAATCACTTTAGTTGGAACTACACCAAGTCCGTGACATACACGGCACCGATAATTAATCCCTGTAGAAAGTACTCCTGTTTTACCGATTATTTTAATTGCTTCATCCGGGAAACAGTTTGAACCGCCCCATTTTATATAATTCACATGGTTAAATGTGAATTTGTCTTCATTTTTGTTTTTAGTTTGTTTTATAGGTACAGGGGTCTCTTTAGGAACTCCTGTAGTAGCAAACAGCGTGCGACCTTTTAAGCGCATCAAAGGAACACCGGATTTATTTACTATTTCACTCATATTACTACTTTTATATTTTTGAAAGTTCGGATGTTATCAATGCAAACAGGATAAATATGTCCGATTGCATTGCCGGCAGCATCAACAGCCTGAACGCCTCTCAACCTATTTGTAGTCATATCTGCTCGTAAACCTGCAGATTTTGCACGATGTAAGCTTACCAATTCGCCATTTTGTTTATAAAATTGTATGGAAAAATAAGCGGGTTTTCCCGATTCTTTTTCTTTAGTCTCCATGTCAATTAAAACATCTCTACGTCTTATTGTTGCCATAACGTTCAATTTTTAGACAAAAATAAAACAACAGAAACAAATCAATTAGACAAAAAAAAACAGGCTCTTAGAGCCTGTTTAATAGAAAAATCTATATTATTATACTAATGCCAACTCCATATCAAAAAACAAAGCAACTTTATCTATTATATCGAAGTCTGCCGAGAATTTTCCAGCTTCGATATTTTTTATTGTTCCTTCTCTTAATCCGGTTCCTGCAACCACATCCGACACACTTAAACCACGCAAAACACGAATATCTTTAATTTTGTTTCCAAATACTTCTCTACGATTCATACTTTTCTACCCATTTTTTTATTGTTTTCGGAGTCATTTCTCCTTTATAAAATCGCCGTCTCATAAGATTCACATAGTTTTGACTAACTCCTATTTTTTTTGCAAATTCGGATGAAGGCACAGAAAAAAATAATATACGAAATTTTATTTGTGCGAAAATATAATCTAACGAACTATCAGAAGTTATTGCATACGGGCATATCATCGCACCAGGAGAATCATCAGCTAATGGGGATGGAACACGGATATCGTAAAGCAAAGGAATCCGGCCAAGCAACTCATCCAAATTCTCTAAAACATGAAGCCCTTCCAATTCCCTTTTACTTAATTTATTCTCATCATCAAGGTACTCTAAAACTTGTATTGATCTAGTTAAGGCATCATTAACCTGATCGAAATATGCGAAATTTTTGCTTTTCTTTTGATTATTATTCATGTTATTTTTATTAAAAAAACCACGCCCTTTCAAAAAACCTTATTCGAAAAAAACAGGGGAAGAAAAAGCGTGGTTGGATTTTTTTTATTCTTCATTAAAATAAATAGTTCTTTCGTCTAACATTTTACTGACAATATAAGAATATGTGCTATCAAAAGATGGAAATTCACCGACGACAAAATAATAAAAAGTTTTGGATAAATCATCAACTTTCTTACATTTTTGTAAATAGACATCTGAAAATAATTCAATTTTTTTTGCTTCCCTTAAAGCTTGTATGTGTTCTAAGGTTGGATTATTGTAATCCCAACACTCATCATAATCCACACATTCATCATGTTCGTTAAATCCCTCAGGACAAATACTTTCAAAGTACTCGGAATTCGCAAGTTCTTGCCAGTTAAAACCTTCTTCAATTCTTGCTTTTAAAAGTTCAGAACCATTGAGCAATCCCCATTTTTTCAACTCTTCTTTTTTTTGTTCTTTTAATTTTTTCCCTTCCTCTTCTTTTTCTCTCTTTTGAATTTCGGATGTTTCTAATTCCTTAAAAAGAGATTCAATCTCTTTGATTTTTTCTTCAAACAAAGGAGATTTTACGAAATCATATAGGGCTTCAATTGATTCGTAATCATAATATCTCTTTAGGGATAAAGGCAAGTCTTTTTCTTCATAAGAAAATTCAAGTCCGCATGAAGATCTTTTAATACAAAGGGAGCTATCAACTTTCGAAAGAATAGAATCAATTTCTTCTTTTATTATTTTTTCCTTCTTTTCTTTCTCTTCTTTAGCTTCCCTTATTTTCATTCTTTCTCTCATTTGTGAAATAACGCCTTCAAGTTTTTCAGATTTACTGTAAAGAGTTTCTAAAGTCCCATATTCATTTACATATTTAGCATAAAAGACCCCTCCAATTGAGTTGTATTCAACGCTTTTTGAAAGAAGTTCTTTATCTTCTTTCGATAGTTCGTCAAGATTAACATCTAAATAAATTTCATCACTTAAGATGATGCCTTCAGCGATTGCTGATTTAATTCTCTCTGTTGAGATTTTTACGTGTAATTTCATAACATTTGTGTTCAGATACGCTGTCCCCCGTTTTAATTAATTTTTTATTTAAATTATTTATACCAATAATTTTTATACAAAAATACATCATATGTGATTTATTTTTAAATAAAAATGTAAATATTTTTCAATATGTGGTTATTTTATTATAAATCAATCTAATTATTTTAGCCTTGTTTCTGTAACTTATTGATAATGGTTTTAATTTATCAATGAGTTACGTTTTAAGGGTATTGATTTTAGGAAGGATTTTTGGTGTTTAGAGAAAAAATCAATTTTTAAAGACTGCTTTTTGTCCACTTTTTGGCGTAACAAAAAGTGGCGCGAATAAAAAAAAGCCCCCATGTTTTGGGAGCTTTTATATTTATTATATTCTGCCCTCATCTGCAAAAGAATAATATCCTGAATCGCTCAAAATTAATGCATCAGTCAACTGAATAGATAAATATTTTTCACCTGCTTCTTTTAAATTTCGTGTAAGATTTATATCAGCTTCGGATGGGCTTAAATTTCCAGAGGGGTGATTATGCACAACAATAATACTTGTACATAAGGACTCAATCCCATATTTAAAAACCAAACGAGGGTCAGCGATTGTAGAAGATAATCCACCCTGCCCGATTTTCGCATAACCAAGAACGTTTTTACTGTTATCCAAATAAACACAAAAAAACATTTCAAAAATATTAATGCTTTTGTTAAATAAATTTCTGCAAAATTCTGCAGCTAAATGGCTGCTTGTTAATTTTTTATTATAAATACTCGTTGTTTCTCTTACAAGTGAAAAAGTATTCACATAAACTGATTTTTTCATAAATAAAATGCTGCTGTTTTACGTTGCCACCGTGTTTTTAATTATTATTTTTGTCTGTAACTTGATGAGATGCGAACAAATAGCACAAAGGGAAAAATTTTTCATTTACTTTTAATCCTTCTTCTTGTGTGTTTTCGTCTTGGTTTTTATTTATAGGTCTTCCCCAAAATAAAAAACCATGTTCGCCTTTTTTTACTGTTTTGCCTTCTTTCTTCCATTGGTTGAATGATTTAAATACAATAGATTCCGGCAAGTCCTCACGATAATAATTTTCTAATAATTGATTTGTGGTTTCAAAATCGCCGTCGCTGGCGTTTCTTAATGTTTGAGATAAAGCGGATAAAATTTTAACGTTTTCAAGTCTGCGTTCTGACTTTGTTTTGATTTCGAGTGTACTCATTTTTTTATGCTGCTGTTATACGTTGCCACCGTGTTTTAATGTTTTATAAATCTATAACAAAGATATAATTTTTATTTAAATAACCAACAAAAAAAAACAAAAATATTTTAAATTAAATCAATTGTATTTCAATAACATACAAAATATTTGAAAATATAACGTTTTAAAAGCCAATATTTTGGAATAAAAATAGAATATTTTAGCCAAAAACAAACATTTTAATATATTGATATACATTCTCTTACAATGGTTGAATTTTTTAAAAAATACAAAATAAAAACATTTGAATTTTATTTTAAAACATGCAATTGTATATCAACCAAAAACAAAGAATTTTTTAAAAAAAAATTCTTTTAAAGCTACGCAGAGTCGATCCTCGCCCTATCCGTTTTGGAAATTTCCAAAACCAAAATTTTAAGGAAATATGAAACAAGGTGCTGTTTAAGGTGTATTTATGCGTAAGAGTCCATTTAAATTTAAAGAGTCCTTATCCTATCAATAAAGCTCTATAGGAACGAATGTATAAGCGAAGTGTGTGTTCGTTCCTATAAGGGGGAGAGCTTTATTGGTTTATTTTGTATTGAATCGGTATGGAATAAATGAAGAGGAAGGTTTAATCATACTTCCATATTTAGTCCAAATAATTTTGTCGGCTGCATCAGAGAAATGAGTGGCTTCCTCCGGAAGTACACCAGAAGTTTTTCTTTCACTTGATTTATCTTTAACTAATTTTCCGTCAGAATCTTTAAGCATAGAGTTATTCATACTTATCAAAGTATACTTACATTTAGAAGCATTGAATCTTATGAGAGGGAGTTTATCATCTGCTTCTTTAAGTAGCATCCCCCACAACAAGTATTTATCGCTCATGGGTGGCTCCATGCCTTTGTGTGCATGCTCAATCACTTCCCATCCTTTTTTCTTTAAGTATTCTATGGCTTGTGTATTAAAGGGTTTAGAGTTAACTACATTGGGATTACGGCTATCACCATATCGATCGCGGTAATAATGTACAACTCTTTTTTGATGATGTTTATAATAGTTTGTAAATTGACCGCATAATTCATCGATAAGGATATTATCATTTTCATCCGGTTTTACAAAAAATTCATTTATAAAGTTATGACATTTCCTTTGAGTCATAAGGTTTTTCACATAATCAAAATTACGTTCTTGGCAAACACAAAACAGAACTATGCTCCCTTGCCAGTCCGGAACAATTTCAAGAGGTAAAGAAGGATTACAATCATTGTCATAAACAGATGATTGTGCGCTTAATGCTTCAATGTCGTAATTTGTATTATGTGCTAATTCAATAAGCTTTTGGTCGTTAAGGCCTGTGTAATATAATTGTTTGTCTTCATTGATAGAGTAAAAGCAGTCTTCAACTTTATCAAAGAAGTAATTCATCATTTCAATAAGAAAAACAAGAGGCGGTAATTTTTTTTGTTCTCTTTTTAAATACGATAATCCAACGTTTTGCAGATTATCAAAAACATTTGCAAGCGTAAATAGAACACCGTCTTTTGAAATAAAAGGGGTTATTTTTTGACGAACTCTTGAAATTTCATTCCAAAGCTCAGCAAATTGTTTTGGATCTGTAATCGTTAATAATTCAAGTTGCATTTTAACGATTCTATTCCAAATATCAAAAATAGGGACACCCTTTTCTTCTTCGTAATATTTTGCATAGTCCAGCAAATACCGTCCTTTCTTTGTGGCCGGCATTGATGATGAAAATTTGTATCCGTGATTAAAAGGCAAATGCTTGAAATATTCATCATTCCCTCTATTAGTCGGGGATACTTCAGCATCATATTGTTCTTTATCTATCAAAGCAGCTTCATCAGCGATTTCATAATTTGTGTTAGCTCCACGTCCTGAACCTTTTTCTGTTTGTGATACTAAAGCATATCTAGTGCCATTAGAAAACGAAATAATATTGTCAAATTTAGATATCATTTCATAGCTGTCATTAAACCAAGGCAAAGGTTTCTTACCTACAACAAAATTAACATCACGCTCATATCCCATTTTGTTGAGCATTTTAAAAGTGGAAGGAAGCGTTTTAGTAAGTAGTTGTCCGAAAGTAACTCCTGTTATTGCAATAACAGCACCAGGCATATGACGATTAAGCCGATCTAATGTAAATCCCATGTCAGCAGACTTACCGGTTCCTCGACTTTCGATATTGACATGGATATTTGGTAATAGCAAAAGCCCATTTGATTGAGCAAAATTCGCATTAAGGTTAAATTCCATTATGAATCTATTATTGTTGAGGCTACTTCCTCAGTTATCTCATTGTTTTCATACAATGTTTTAATGATGTTTTCTCTTACGTTTTTAGGGAAACACATAATGTCTTTTTCCGACAAATTAACAGTTTGGTTGTTAATGTTTATTTGAATATAAACCTCGTTTTTCTCGAAATGATGAGGATCTATATTTTGATTAGGCATATTTTCTAAGTACCTTCCAAACGTTGCTAAATTTTTAGCCCTTGAGGCTTGTGTAGCATATTTATTAGCGATTTCAGATAAAAGTTTATCAATAAACCATCTGTTAAGGAAATCACGATCAACAGGTTTATGTAAATTCCAAAATTTACAAGCGTTGTCAATATCTATATATGCCTGTCTTTCTGATATTTCAGGATAACGTGCTTTAAGTTTACGAGCAGCTACGTTTTTAAGTGGAAATTTTCGCAAAATTTCATCAGCGGATCTCCAACGCTCCAGGATTTGTTGTTGTGAAGGCGTAAGTTTATCAGATTCCCCTTTGGCGTAGAAATAAGAGATTTCTTCGTAATTTTTATCAATTATTGTATCGATCGCATTTTTAGCCATAATATTATTCATTTAAATCTTTGTCCAAATCAGCAAAATAGTATAACATTTGTTGTTGTGCAGATGTAGAACCATTAAGGGCATCAGTCATAAGTTGATTTCTTATTACTGTTTGTGATGTGTAATATCCTTTAAGGAAGGCATCATAATAATTTCCTTCCTCTATTCTGAATTGATTTCGTATTACTTTATCAGGCAATCCAAGGGCAATAATAAGATATTGTTTGTCAAAACCTAAATATCCGGCATTATAACAAGCTTGTAAAATTGTATCATCATATACAGGCGTAGCTTTAGTTTTATCCTCTGGTGCGGTTTTATTTTCTTCTGAATTCATTATCAATAATCTCCTTATCTTTATTATAAACACTTTCAATGCATTGAATGATACCTCTCTCCGGTTGTGGATTCCCCGTAAAATTAAGACTTCCGGAAAGAGATATTTTCCAGTCCTGGTTACTGATTGTACACACTTTCGCGTGAACAGGATTAATTACAACCGGAAAGTTAGCTCGAATAATGGCCAAAGGTTCCGGGTTTCTTACACGGACACGCGGATCTATCCATAAGCAGAAATCAGTTAATAATCCGTTTTTTTTGAGGTGTACGATATCAAGTGCTGCATCTTTTGATATGGCCCAAGTACAAGCATGCACTGATGAAGGTCCTATCTGTCTGAGAATATACGTTAATACTTCACACATAGCATAACGGCCAAACGTCCAGAAATTGATAATACTGCCGGTTTTCAAAGCTCCTATGTGCTTGGACAAAATAGTCCACGGCTCCCCAACAAAACTGACATGTGATGGGAAAAGGGCATCATATGGATAATCCTCAATCTTATCTTTTGTATGCTTTGATATAATGTCGGAAATATCAACGAGCATTTTTCTCCCTTTTTTTAATAAGTTCAAAAACTTCATTATATTGTTTTTGTAAAATTTCCAATTTTTTAATTAAACGATCTTTTTTAGGCCCATTGGGTAATGGATTTTTTTTATCAGATTTTGTGTCCGATTGGTAGGATATTTTATTTTTTGTTTTGGTTATTGTTGTCAATAACCTGTTTTTAGTTTTAAGCAGTTCTATGTCTGATAATTTGTTGAAATCAATATTATCAGGAGAGTCATCGAAAACCGTATCTTTTTTTATTAAATCAATTAGTTCATCGGTAATTTTACCTAAAATAAAACATTCTTCTTTGGCTGCATAAAGCTTTTCATAACGCTGAATTAAAGGTTCCCTTTCTTTAAGTATTTTATTGCGAAGTGTGACTGTTTTACTATCATTACCCTCACCACAATCAAATAATCTGTTATGAGTCATCGAAATTTTAGTATATAAATCTTTCAGTAATTCTTTAGCTTCAAGAATAGATTTATAGTTTGCAATAGTTGCATTTGTTTTATTTAGAATTGTTTTTTCTAAAGCAGGAATTTTCTTAAAAAGAAATTGATTGATCAATTGTTGATTGCTGCATTTTTGATTGAAAATAGCTTTTGCAGGTATCTTAAGTAAAAGCTTCATTTCATATTCTAATTTTTTCAAGTTAGATTGCGGACGTCCAAACATAAAACCACGAACTAAAATTTGATTTTTACATTTTTTTGAAAAAATGTCAACACCTTCTTTATAATTCTTCTCACTCGAAGTAAGCCATTTGATTATATCTTGCATATCTTTTTTTATAGCAAAATTAGAATTGAAATTTCCAAAAAAATAGACAAAAAACGGGAGGCCCGAAAGCCTCCCGAATAATCAAAAATAATAAAAGAAAAAAACCGCTATAATTCAAATTTTGATTTTGGAAATTCACTCATTAAAAAATTCCGCAATTCAGGCTTCCATTCCGATTGTGTCCAGTTTAAAAACATATAATCGGATATGATGTTATAATCTTTGATTTCACAACCTCTATAGATTCCGAATTTTATCTTCTGATTGGGTATTTTACTTAAGATGGAAACCTCTCGATTATCCACATCATTAGCCCAATTGCAATAAAGGGAGCACATGTGGTAAGGTTCTTTATCAAAAGCAAATTTTTGAAAAAATCTCCTTAACCTATCACGTTCAAACGCAATAGGTAAATGAGTTTCATAGTTAAGGTAAGGTAATTTGTGTTCTTTAAGTTTGTGCATAGTATTTACCAAGACTTTGCGCCAATTCAATCCGGCATCGCTTTTGAAATCATCATTCTGTGGAAGATATGATAATGCAACTAACTTTTTAACGTCAATTAACGTTACCGGTTGCATAAATACGATATCATCGTAAGTATACAGTATAGATTCAGAAGCTGTGTCAAGTGAACTGTAGTGACGTAACTTTGATATTGTGTCCCAAAACGTATTAAAAGGAACGATCATTGGGAATTTAACATCTATATGTATAATAGATTTAGTATTTAGCCATGTAGGCAATTGATCACCAAAAACAACGACATCATAATCAAAAAGAATATTATGATCTATAGATCGTAAAGTTACTTTTAATTCTTCGCCGTTATCAGGTGTAAGTAAATAAGGTATAAATATATGTGTTTTCATTATCTTTATTATTTTTAATAAAAGAGGGGAGCAAAGTGCTCCCCTCTGAAAAAAAGAAAGTGTTATTATGCTCCTGAAGCGGAACCTGAAGCCGAATCATTAAGTTCAAAAAGACCGTCATATTCCCCTACATAGATACATGCATTATTGGTGTTCCATGAATACTGAAGGGTAGCACCTGTTTGATCGCCCATGGCTTTTCCGCTTGTGGCTTCAACGCCGTCCGAGGGAACAATTCCTCTGTCAAGGTCGCCGATCATGTGAACTTCTCCATTATTAAGTTTTACAAGGATCACTATTTCTTGGTTCATGGTTGATGCCATGAAACCGAGTAAGGAAGCTTTCAATCCCGGATGAACAACTTCAAGGTTAGCCTTGAAGCCTTTGCCTCCCGGCTGTCCTTGTATGGTATATTTCAACTCTCCGAGTTCGTCGGATGTGTAGAATTTAAAGAATCTTTTTCCGGATTTCATTTCAATCGAATTTTGTTTGGTGTTTAATTCTACACCACCTTCGGTCATTTCTGCGAAATCCTTAATATCTGTCCGGGTATCCGGAATTTTCGGGATTGATTTGATGTCGCTTTTAAGCGCCCACCCCATAACTTTAATGCCTGCGGAATTAGGCGTACATCCGTCAGCCATCTCAAGGTCTTCAAATGTTATGTTACATGTTACTGGCATTTTATATATCTCCTATTTTAAAAAGTTAAATAAATAATTAAAGTTATTAAGCTGATGCACTAGATGATGCACTTGCGCTTGAGCTGGCTGATGCGCTTGCGGATGCACTGCTTGATCCACTACCGGAAGCAGAGCCTGAACCGGAATCGGCAGCACCAACAGTTTCGGCGGTTGTCCAAATAAGTTGGTTACATCCAAAACCGACAGCTTCCCACCAGTCTGTTAATATCTTAACTTGACGGTCGGCTACTTGTACGTCCACGTTAACGGCATCTTTATTAGATGGACGTTTAACGATGCTGATAAGGTTTTGCATTACGGTCGAGAATATGTCTTTTGTTCCGGACATGGAAGGTAATCCGACAACCACGTGTTTTGTGAAATCAACACCAGAATCAATCTGATCGGGAGATTCAATCAAATAGTAACCTTTCCCCCTTTTATTTTTCTTCATTTGACGAACCCAATAAGGGGACATGAAGTGTATAATAGGTATATTGGTATACTTTTCGTCGAAAGCTTCGTCATATTCTTCAATTTGTTCGAATATTGATTCTGCGGAAAGCTCTCCGATACCTGTAATAATATTACAAGGATATTTAGAGTCAATAGAAGCAGCAACAAGTTTCTTTTTAAGACCGTCCATGGAATCGGTAGCGGTGTCACCTTCAGCATCATATTCGCCTTTATACACAGCCGATAATTCCTTATCAGCCTGCACTTGAACTACCATGTATTGTTCAAGAATGTATTTAACGATAGGCCAATTTTTAAGTTGAGTAGCATCTTGACCGGCCAAAAACCCTAACCATGAAGCTTCTATGTCGTGAGGATAAAGAGATAAATCAACTTTCAAGTGATTTAAATCAATAACGTTAGGATGAAAATCCACATTTCCTTTTGCCTCAAAAGCTTTGCGAAATGGTTGAAGTAAACTTGTGAAAATAGGATTTGCCATTTGATATTTGGTATCATCGATAAATAACCTTGTACCAAATTTGCCTAAAGTAACACTGGGTTGAACCAATGCGCCTTTAAGACGGGACATGTTTTGTCCGGATTTTAAATAATACGCACCGTATTCGGTAAGTATGTCGGTAATAGTAAAAGCCATTTTAATTAAAATTAAAGGTTAATAAAAAATTAAAGTTCAAAACCCAAATCAGCAGCAGCTGCTTGGTAATTAGGATTAGTCTTCATTTGATCTTCAAATGAATTTTCAGTAGTTGGGGGAGTGTCTGTTCCGTCGACAGGTTTAGGTGTGTTTGGAACGTTGTCGACTAAAGCTTTAAGCCTTTTGATTTCATCATCATCCTGCTTTGCTTTGTCTTGAAGTTTTTTCGCTTCGTCCTTCAAGGTTTGATTCTCTGTTTTCAGGGTCTCAAGATTTTTTATAGAATCTTCTATCTTCTTGAGCTGATCCTCAGACAAAGAAAAACCTTTTTCTTTGTCAAAAGCCGTATCGTCAGCAAAGGCCAAGACGACTGAGAGCAATGGAAATAATTTTTTCATTTCTATATGAGTATTATGATTTTGTGTGGCACTATTGCCGAATTTTTCATCAATAAATTTTGATATTCGATCCCAAAGTGTTTCGGAATCTTTTTCGTTCTGAATCATGTCTTCAAATTCTTTTGGGACATTGGGGAGTTTGGAATTTAAAAATGTAGCCTTGTCAATACAGGCTACTTTTTTCTCTTGAAGGATTATTTCGGTGACAAAACCAAAATCCTTAGCTTCGGAAGCGGTAATCCATTTTCCATTACCATTGTTGACACCCATCAAGTCCTCAATTTCTTCTTTTGTTTTGGTGGAATTTTTCAAATAAATGTTTACGATTCTTTCATTAACAGTTTTTTGAGCCTCTAATCCCTCTTGTAAGGCATTTTCATTCCCCCAAACCAAACTTGAGCATTTGTGGATTAAAAACAGCGCATTATCGCTCATAATGCGTTCATCACCACAAGAAAAAATAATTGTACCAGCTGATGCGCACATGCCGGTAATAGATGTTATTATTTTTGCGGAATGTGTTTTTAATACATCATGGATAGCCAAGGCAGCATCCACATCACCACCAAGGGAATGAATGTTTACTTTTATGGTTTTAGCTTTAGATGCAGTTATTTTATTTAATTCATTTTTAATTCTGTTTAAGGTATTTTGTTTTTCACCTTCCTCTCTATACCATGTTTCACCAATGAATCCTTCAATATCAATTGTTACTTCATCGGTGTTTTCGTTTTTTATCGTTAAAAAGAATTTAGTCATGTTGTGAAACTTTTGATTTTCAATTAAAACATGACAAAAATAAAATGTTATAAATGAAAATGATAGACAAAAAGCATAAAAAAAGCCGACTGTAAAGCCGGCTTCTATACATTAATATATATATGCTAACATTCGCACTGCGCTTCGGTGGTATATCCTAGTATATTTATGGTGTAATTTTTATCATCTGCAGGATTTGAAGGTCCTACATTTGAAAATGTAAAACGTAAAGGTTCTTCCAACGATCCTATAAGGATTGAAATGTTATTGTTATCAATAATTTTGCATAGAAAGCGTTTTTTTGAAAGTTTGTTTAAAACAGTATATAAACTTTCAGACGTCCTTATGAGTCCGGCGATGCTATGCAGCCATGCGCTTCCATGCGGTTCGCTATTAACAGTGATATCATACATGTTTAATTTTAGAAAATCAAATCCTGTATTGAAAACAATATTGCTTTTAATATCATTAACGGGTGTAATACTTTTAATGGTTTCTATATCTGCAATATAAACAGCTTTATACCCTCCCATATTGATGCATTGAGCCGTTCCAATTTCTGTACTCATGATAAATTTTATATTATTATTTAAAAATAGACAAAGTAAACATGTTTTAATGTGACATACCGAAAGACATAATCTTTTTAAATTCAATTAGTTCTTTCTCTTTAACGGTGTAATTCCGCTCATAAAATTTTCTTAAGTTGAAATAACTCAATTCCGAATCCTCGAATAAATTTTCAATTAATATTCGACGAACAGCCACATCGATAGGAAAACCACCGTATACATAAGCCGAGGCAATATCCCTGCAAAACCTTAAAAGCATATCTTTATATAAATATTTGCTGATCTTTTGTTGTATACCTTCTGGGATGGTCCACCCAAAATGATAAAAATCCCATTCCGTGATCATAAACTTGACTGGAACATGTTTTTGCGTTTTGATGCTTTTCTTATGTGGAATTTTTATGTCTTTTCGCATGAGGGCCGACTGTATCAAAACATAAATAGGATGCGATCGTACATCAATCACATCATCTATTTTTTCAAAATTTGCATCGAGCCATTTAGCCACCGCAGGATGCAATAAAATTGTAGTTTGATACATATTTTATTTTTTAACAAAATTAATATTAATACAAAAACTAAAAACAAAAAACACCCAAAGTCGCCACATAAATTCACTTTTTAACCATTATTTTTTTTCTGCATGAAATTTAATTCACGCGAAAAATAGTGTAACTCTGTAACCGTAACCATTTTTTTAGACAAAACGTTGTTTTTTAAGTTTTTATTAAAGGTTACACTTCGGTTACACTATTTTTTTTACGGTTACAGATAGAAAAAAAGGCTTTTTTTATCGTTTTTTCAAATCAACAGGATTTTTTATGTTGATTACTGTAACCTTCTGTAACCTTCTGTAACTTTCTGTAACCTTCTACTGTAACATTCTAATTTTTTAATTTTCAATAGAATATATTAAAAATAAATAAAAGGTTACAGAGTTACACTATTTTTTACAAAAATTGAAGGGTGAAAGGGAAACGGCGAAAAATGCCAAAAAAAGAGCATAAAAAAAGGAGCGCAAGGCTCCTTTTTTGAATTATATTTATCCTAATTAAAGTAGTTGTTTGTCGTAATTAACATTTCTGTTAAGGTTGTCCGAATAGCCCTCCCGTTGAAAGGCAAGCTTAGGGGAAAATATGTATGATTTCATTTTATTGCATTGCAAAAAGCCGTCGATATCGACGTCTATTTGTCGTATCCATGTGTGAAATTCCCTTGCCATTGCTGCAGCCACATGTCCTTTGATTAAATAACCATGAAGCGCAAAGGTACGCGTGGTTTTATGAACATGTGTTGTAATTGGCACTGCCGGCCGGACGTTATTACCACCCAGATAAACAAAATCCCAATCTTGAGGTAGTTCTTTGTAAAATAAAGGGAATAATACGTCGAAATCGCTGTGCAAAATAATATCATCCTCGAATACGGCTGCTGTTTTAAAGTTGCTTACTGCTATATCACGTATAACGTTTTGATGACTTAATTTGCAGCCAACAACTCCTTTCCTTAGTTTTAATTCTGTTTGCAATAGCTGTCCATCAACAGCATCGTAACGCTCGAAAAAAATTCGATGCTTGCACATCTCGTTTGTTACTAAATTTAATCTGTCTTCCCTTTTTTTTAGGTTGATTACATATACCTTATCAAAATAGTCATTAAAACTCATATATAAATAAATTTAAATTTTTATCCAATTCTCAGGAACTATCATAGCTGATCGATTTAAAAACCAATCGTTAGGAGCAATGACTTTTTTGTCCGTATTATCATTCAACCATGCTCCCCACCAGCTGAAGCTTGAATTTGCTATAATATTATCCCGGCATAGAGACATTAACCATAAATCCGTAACGGAATCATTTCCTTCTACGAATACCATGTTTTTAAAGTGAAGGTTTTGTTTGCACCATTCTATATCATCAGAAAAAACAAGCAGCTTTTCGTATGGGCCAATTACATCAATGGCTTTTTTATAATAATCAGGGGTTAATAAATTGAAAACATTCCGGTGTTTTAAATAATCCGTCCTTCTTACATGAAGGGAAACGGCATTGTTTGATGCTATAAATTTTGAAAGTTTATTAAAAATAGTACATGTTGGCTTCAGCTCATGGTTGATTGTGTTTGGTATATTTTGAAAATAACTTTCAGATTGCCAATATCCGGAAAGATAATAGTTTTTATCTTTTTCAAAATTAAATGTTTGTTTTTCTGAATGTTCAATAATAAGTGTATAATTTTTATTTGTGAACATATTATAATTGTAATCTATAAAAGGAAATTTGTGTAATTCAAATTTTCTTTTAGTCCCTATGAGCGGGATTTTATCAACGTCTATATATACATCCCGTCTAAATCGATGCGATAAGCTTTTTGCTAAAGCCCATTGAAACAACTGGTTTCCAACACCGCCCATTAATTTAACTATTATCATGATACTAAAATATTATTGTTTTCTGTAAATATGAAATTTTGGTTTGCTTTCTTTGATATGTAAACTGTTGCTGACTTGTCAAATGCCCGGATAGCAACAGAGCCACCACTGTACTGACAGACAAATTCCCTGCAAGAAGTAATGAAATCTATCCACATAAAAATATTATTAGTATGTAATGTGCGATATCCTTCCATGTTATAATTTAAAAGCAAGGTTTTTCCGGGATATTTTTTTATTATTTCATCAAATGTGATAGGGCAGCTTGTTGCTCGTGGATCGATGAGTGTTATCCTTGATAATTCATTAAAATGTTTTGGCTTATAATATATTTTAGGTTTATCATTATAGGAGCTTCCAAACAAAATAGTTTCCCAATTTGAAATAATATTTCCAGTGGTGTCTTTATAGCTTCTCAAATCAATATTACCAGGCTCTTTAGTGAACCCAGCAATATAAGGATTAATGTCCCACACTAACTCTTTTATTTCATTGTTTCGATATTTATTTCTGTTTGATATCCAAACTTCAATACCTAATTGTTTGCCGACTTCCGGAAGTGAGCTAAATTGAAGGTTGTCTCCCAGTCCTCCCCAAGGTTGTTCTATAATTATTTTTTTCATATCTTTTTGAAGCTTGCTGTTATTATATTATGATCAATGCAATCATCTTTACGGATGATGTCCTCCAAGTAAGATTCATTCAAAAACTTATAACCCATAGCTTGCACAAAACAGATCAAAGATGCTATAGAAAAATGATGTAAATGTTCATTTGGCTTACGGTGTTTCCAATGAGAAAACCAAACATCATCATCCCCAAACATGCAATTCGGAACCGACAAAACCAAATATTTACATTTAAAGTCTTTGATTATAGATATATCATTAAAATGTTCAAGCACATCGAACATAGTAATGACTTCAACAGGGATGTTTAAATCATCGGTCCATGTCGCTTCAGCGATTTCTATTTTTGTTATATCATTTATATAACAATTCTTTATTATTTTTGAAGCATTTTGTATGAATGATCCATTCCCTATGCCAATATCCAATATACTACATGGAGTATATCCGATACTTCCAATAACATAACCCAAGCGTAAATAGGACATGCGAGTTCCTATTTCTCCTAGTTTATTGTATTTAAAATTGTATTCTTCAGAATACGGGAACTTTTCATGTTCAATTTGGTGTATTACACCATATTCGTCTTTTTTGTAATTGGTTAACATTTTATTGAAATTTATTATTAATTACGTTAATTGAAAGGTTTTTCCACTTCCTGTACCAAAACTCTTTTGTTTTATTGTTGTTAAAAATGGGAATTCTGATTTTGGGACTTTATCCAGCGCCTCTTTAATTGGGGATGCATTCGTAAAAAATTTTCGCTCGAATCCTTCAAAGTTTATTTTTATAACATATCTGTTATCCCCATGACGGGTTTTTATTCCGGACTCAAAATCCATAATTTCTATTTCACAGTTTATTATTTCAGAGATAGAAATAACAGGCACTTGAAAAATATTTTTATCATCTTTTAATTCAATGCCAAAATCAGAAAATTTCTTCATTTTTTTTGATTTTTTAAATTGCAAATATGTTGATTAATTCATTAATATGAACATTGTATTCTGGCGGGTAACAGCTTTTAATTATATTTAAAAGCGTAATTGCTCTTTTAATTTCATCTTTAGTTAAAATATAAACTTGCGCTCTAATAAATGTTTCTTCATGTAGATTTTCTTCCGTAATATCAATAGCTTTTATCTTATGCATTTCTCTTGATAAACCAATTAGTAAATTATCAATTATTTTTTCTTTAGTCCATGGAAATTCTTTTAATTTTTCTTTGTCAATTTCACATGTGCCTTGTATACGTTTCATAATATTATATTTTATAAGGTTATTTTCTTTACTTTAAATTTTTCAAAACCACATCTCACCAAGCCTATGCAATTTTCTATCTGACATAATGCTGTATTTTTGGTACGATCTATTTTTTGTACTTCATATTCTTTCCCGTTTGAAATACCAATGTATTTTATTGTCATGTTATTGATTTATTATTGTTAAAAAATTTCATTGATAACCGGTGTATCATAAGTTTTAAGATAATACATTTCAACGGTTTGCCCGTTGATTTTTTTAGCAATCCTCCTGCCGTCAGAATTGCATAATTCTTTCGGATTTAGGCATTCTATGTAACTGGTGTTGTTTACAAAGGATTTAATGGCTTTACTGAACTTTCGGGAACTCCATCCTTTCACATTGGTAGCCCTCGAAAACAATTCCATCAATAAGGATTTTTCTATTGAACGATTTAGATTTCCACCGTCCGGGGAGAAAAAGACTTCAGCCCATTCGCGGAATTGCTCTCCCATTTGCTGTATGTTCATTCTTCTAATTACATTCTGCATGGGTGGTTGATATACAATATTATATTTTGAAACGAATAAATAAAACTGTAAACAATCTATGCAGAAATTAAAATCTTCGTTCCAATGATTTTCTGTATATTTTTCATCGTGCAAATCATATCCGAAATCATCGGATATTCGCATATCCTTAAAATATCCATTCTGATCCGTTGCCTTGTGGTAATAATCGGAGAATACGCAAAGCAATATACGGCGCATGGTGCTGCTGTCAGATTCTGGCGGGGGAAAGTTGCTTGTAATAGTAATTTTAGGAGCATCCTTAAAATCGATTTCCTTGGAACGAATGTTTTTTTCATTTACAATCATGTTCCCCGTAATCATGGAATAAAAATAATTAAAGTCAAAATATTTGTATGCATCAT